CATCTGCACCTGCTCTGCACGGCGATGAACCTGCGCCGCGCCGAAAGGCTGCTCGCCTGACAGGAGAGGTGCGTCCGCCGGCCGACCAGCGGGCTCGAAGACGACCGCCAAGGCCGTTTCCAGGCCTTCGATACGCCTCCATCAGAGGATCAGGCGAGTTTCGCAGAGGTCTCATGTGGGCGTGGTTATTCACCCAAAACTTGCCGCGAGCGATGAACGCAATGGGTGTTGTCCGAGTACGCAGGTTCTCGCCGTCCTCGGCGATCAACAGATACTCGCCGTCGAACAGAAATCGATCGACGTGATCAACGATCCCGGATGCCCCGTAGTAAGGATACGGACCAGGCTTCCGGTCACTCCCCTTTACGGGGATACGAACACCGTCGAAGTTCTCGGTCAGCTCACCGAGGGGTCGTTCTCGCCACTCAGCCGCCATACCCGATCTCCAACAGGTTGGCGGTGATGGCAGCGTCCAGCCTTGCGCCCTCGGCCTGGTGTGCGCGCAGATCGGCGACGAGCCGCTCCATTTTGTCGGCGAAGTCCTCTTCGTCCTCATCGGCCGCCTCCGCGCCCACATAGCGCCCCGGCGTCAGCACGTGCCCGTGCTTGCGCACCTCCTCCAGCGAGGCCGCCTTGCAGAAACCGGGAATGTCCTCATACGCCGTGCGGCCATCCACTGCCTCCGGCGGCACGTCCGTCTCACTCCGCCACAGGTGGTACATGCCGGTGATCCGCGCGATGTCGGCTTCCGACAGGTCGCGGTGGGTGCGGTCCACCATGAACCCCATCTTGCGCGCGTCGATGAACAGCACCTCGCCGCGGCGGTCACGGAACTTGCTGTTGCGGCGGTCCTTCGCCAGGAACCACAGGCAGGCGGGAATCTGCGTGGAATAGAAGAGCTGGCCGGGCAGCGCGATCATGCAGTCGACCAGGTCGGCCTCGACCAGCCGTTTGCGTATTTCGCCCTCGCCCGATTGGTTCGATGACATCGAGCCGTTGGCCAGCACGAAGCCCGCCACGCCGCCCGGCGCCAGGTGGTGCACGATGTGCTGCACCCAGGCGAAGTTGGCATTGCCCGCCGGCGGCACGCCAAAAGCCCAGCGCTTGTCCTCCCGTAGCCGCTCGCCGCCCCAGTCGGAAATGTTGAAGGGCGGGTTGGCCAGGATGAAATCGGCCTTCAGGTCGGGGTGGCGGTCGTTGTGGAACGTGTCGCCGTGGGCGACTTGGCCGTCGATGCCGCGGATCGCCAGGTTCATCTTCGCCAGCCGCCACGTGGTGTAATTGCTTTCCTGGCCGTAGATCGAGATGTCGACCTTGGCACCCTTGGGCGCCTTGCCGCCATTGCCGTTCCCCGTGGCGTGCGCGCGGATGAACTCCATCGACTGCACGAACATGCCGGACGAGCCGCAGCACGGGTCGTAGACGCGGCCGCGGTAGGGCTCGATCATCTGGACCAGCAGCTTCACCACGCAGCGCGGGGTGTAGAACTCGCCACCCTTCTTGCCCTCGGCGCTGGCGAACTGGGACAGGAAGTATTCGTACACACGGCCGAGCACGTCCTTCGACCGCGCCTCGGCATCGCCGACGCGGATGTTGGAGATCATGTCGATGAGCTGGCCAAGGCGCGTCTTGTCGAGCGCGGGGCGGGCATAGTCCTTCGGCAGCACGCCCTTGAGCGCGGGGTTGTCGCGTTCGATGCCGGCCATGGCATCGTCCACCAGCTGGCCGATCGTGCTCTGCCGGGCCTGGGCCTTGAGGTGCGCCCAGCGCGCCTCGGGCGGCACCCAGAAGATGCTGACGCGCCGGTACTCGTCCGGGTCCTCGGGGTCGGCGCCGTCCGCCTTCTCGGCTTCCAGGGCGGCGCGCTTCTCCTCCCGCTCGAACTGGGCGAACGAGAGCAGGATGTTGAGCGTCAGCCGCCCCATGGAGGTGGTGGTGTTGAACGACTGCGTGACCGAGACGAAAGTCACCTCGTGCTGGTCAAAAGTCTGGACCAGCTTGGCGAAGTCCATCAGCGAGCGGGACAGCCGGTCGATCTTGTAGACCACCACCACGTCGACCAGGCCTGATTCGATATCGGCCAGCAGCCGCCTCAGGGCAGGCCGCTCCAGCGTGCCGCCCGAGACACCGCCATCGTCGTAGCGGTCGTGCACCAGGACCCAGCCCTCGGCGCGCTGCGACAGGATGAACGCCTCGCAGGCCTCGCGCTGGGTGTCGAGGGAGTTGAACTCCTTCTCCAAACCCTCCTCGGTGGACTTCCTGGTGTAGACGGCGCAGCGCAGTTTCCGCACCTTCGCCGGCATCGCAGGGAGGTCGCGGCGGCTCGACACTGGGTGTCTCATGCGCCGGCCCTGCGGATGCCGAAGAACACCCAGCCGTTCCAGCGCGTGCCGGTGATGGCCCGCGCGATGGCCGACAGGGACTGGTAGGGACGGCCCTGCTACTCGAACCCGTCGCGGGTGACGGTGACGACGTGCTCGACGCCCTGGTACTCGCGCAGCAGCCGCGTGCCGGCGATCGGGCGTTGGTCGCGGCGGATGCGGCGGAGCGTGACGTTCCGGCCATCGAGCTGCTCGCCCAGCGCCTCGAGGCGCTCCAGCGTCTCCGGCTTCAGTCCGCCATAGGCGAGTTCCTGGATGCGATAGGCGAGGCGGCTTTCCAGGAAGCGCCGGTTGTAGGGTGGCGGCTCTGTGCCGACCAGGCGGCGCCATTCGTCCTTCAGCTCGGCGATCGGCAGGGTCTTCAGCGCAGCCAGCCGCGCCGGCACGTCCTGCTTCGGGATGGCGGTGATGGTGGGTGCCGCGCGTGCTGCGGGTTTCTGCCTGGGGCGGGTCATGCGCTTCTCCGGTTGGTCCGGTTCGCATGACGGCGCTGGGGGGCCGGGAAGTGTAGCAACCAGTCTCCACGGTCCGCGGTGTCCCGGGCGAGTTCCTCCGCGGTGCGGCTGCTGAGCCGCAGCAGCCCGCGAGCGAGCAGGTCGCAGACCTCGCGCAGGTGCGGCGGGAGGTGCGCATTCGTGATCGGCAGGGGCATGGTGATCCAGCACGTGTTGTCCTGCCTGTTATCTACGGATTCAATGCCGCTCCGTTCTCACGACGCACCGCCGCCGGATCAGGCCGCCCTCTGGTCGGCCTCGGGGCCAAACATCGCCCAGATGTCGCGCAGTCGACGCTTGAGCGTGCTCTCGTCGGGCACACGGCCGCCGTTGCCGGCAAACCAGGCCTGGATGTGCCGGATCAAGGCGCCGAAGGACTCCGGCACGCCCTCGAAGTAGATTCGACGGAACGCTTCGAGGCGCGCGGCTTCCCAATCGTAGTGCGGCTGAGAACCGCGTCCGCCGGCCCTCGCGCCCGGCGCGATGTCGTCCAGCGCCTCCTCCAGGGCGGCGTATCGCTGGAGCTCCTCGTGCCGCACCCCGACCTCCTCGCGGATCACGGTGTAGCCGCGCTCGTCCTCGTCACGGCTGACCAGGCGCCGATAGCCGCCTTTCTCCGCGGGCAGCCAGAAGATCATTTGCGAGCCGGCGCGCAGCACATACCAAGCGTCCTCCGGTCGAAGATCCACCAATCCGCGCACGTAGCCCTGACCGGTCGGAACATGCCTGGAGCTGCCATCGGGCCCGGCTTCTTGATGTCCGTCCTCGACCAGCAGACCAGGCACGGCGGTGCAGAGCGTGATCTTCCCTTCAGAGGCGAGAACCGAGATGTCGAGCTCCGACAGGCCGAGCCGCTCGCAGACTCCGTCGATGTGATAGAAGACCTTCTTCTTCGGCGCGTTCCCCATCGCACCCTCCATCAACCGGCGCGGAGGACGCGCATGCGGCGGTAGGCGAGCACCGCGCGGCCGATATCCTTGCGCATGTCTGGCGGGAGGCGCTGCGCTTCGACGAAGAGCGCGTCGAGTGGGATGCCGAGAACTGCGGCCGCACGCTGGACGATCTCGTCGCTCGGTGGCTTGTCGAGATTGCGCTCGATCCGCGACCAGTACCCTGGGGAAATCCCGAGCCGCTCGGCCAGGTCGTTGAGCCCGATCCCAAGTTCGGTGCGTCGTGCCCGTACCACTTCGCCGAACGCCATCACACCCCTCCCTCCACCAGGCCGTAACGCGACAGGCGCACGGCGACGAACCGTTCCGACACGCCGAACTCCACTGCGAGTGCTGCGAGCACGCCGGCGAGCGTCTCCGGGCAATTGCCGGCTGCGACGATCGGGCTGCCCGGCCTGCCCCGATGCGGCCGGCGGCAGAGGCGCAGCCGCTCGCTCCGCGCGTGCGCGAGCAATTGCGTATGCAAGGGGACCGCCGGCACCAGCAGCGCACCCATGAACTCGTTCGCCCGCGCCTCGGCGCCACGGCCGAGGCAATGGAGCGCACGCGGCGAGCTCGCCACCGCATCGTAGCGCCGCTCGCCGCGCGCCAAGGCTGCGGGCACATTGAACAGCAGATGCGCCAGCTCATGCGCCGCTGTGCTCAGCGCCAGCTCCGGGCGGTGCGCTGTCATCGGTCCGTTAACGGCGGTGTAGGCCCCGCCCGGCTCGTCGGCATCGATGTCGCAGAGGCCGAGGACGGTGTTGCCATCCTCATCCTCCAGCGCGCGGGCAAGATCCCACGAGACCGCGAGGCAGCGCCCGTTCACCTCCACACGCCGGCACGCCTGGATCAGCGCCGGCAGGGTGAGCGCCAGACTGTCCGGGTCGCGCGGAATCTGGCGTCGGACCTGAGCGGCGACACCACGGATGGCCGTGGCGGCGGCGTCGGCATGCGGGTTCAGCGCCGCTTCTGGGCGGTAGGCGATCGAGATCGGCAAAGGACGAAAGTCCCTCGATTGGAGATGATCGGGAAACAGTGCGTTCACCCTATGTTCTGATGCGGGGTCGAGTCCAGGGGCTCCGGTAGCCGGGGGTGCGGTGAACGAGCGGCGCCGCATCCCATCGCATCCAAGTGCATGGTCGGTCTGGACAACACATTGGAATATAGAGGGGTGCAGAAACCACAAAGCCCGCTCAGCGCACCCTTCCGCACCCCTCCGCCCTAGTCGCACCTCCGGCCTCGGCGCTGATCTCGGTGCATCGCAACCCACCAAGCCGAGGGGGCCGCAGGATGATCGAAAAACAGCAGGACGATGCGCACGCGCCGCTGGCCTGGGACAAAAATCAGGTGCGCCTGGCCCTTGCCAGTGCCCGCGCCTTGGCCCGCCGCTTCGCCCGGCAGCGTCGCCTGTCGAGCGCGGATCGGGAGGATCTGGTCCAGGACATCCTGCTCGCCATCGTCGAGGCGAGCCCGCGATTCGATGCCGCACGGGGCTCCTGGGCGACCTTCGTCGCGGTGCTCGCACGCCGCGCCATCATCAACCGCGCAAGACAGTCACGCCTGCCACCGCACGTCAGTCTCGACGCCGAGGAAGGGCGCAGCGCACGGCGCACGCTGTGCGCGGACCTGGCGGATGTGGACGCGCGCCTGGCACTCCTGAGTGCTACGGCTGGCCTGCCGACTGGATCGCGCCAGCTGCTGCGCGAGATCCTTGCGCACGGCGACGTGGTGGACGCGCGTGAGGCCCATGCGGCGTCAGCGGCCGGTTTCTATCGCCAGCTGCAGGATCTCCGATTCTGGCTGCACGCGCTCGGCGCACGGCCTCCTCGCATGAGCTGCGCCGTCCGATCGAAACGCCCGCCATCGGGGGCGTGAGAACTTTTTCGCGCTAATCCGTAAATGACCCAGTGAGCCACCACGCGTCGCAGGGAGACCAGACGATGCACCTCACCTCATCCGCAACCGCGTCCGACGAGATCCGGCTGAGCACGACCGATCTCGCTGCCCTCGTGCTGACCGAGAACGAACTCTGCGACCGCTTCGCCGACGCATCGCCCGGCGATGCGCTGGTCTACCACATCGGTCGCCTCGCTGCCGATCGTGACGTGATGGCCTCGAAGCTGGCGGCGACGCAGCGCGCCGAACTCGATCGCCTCGCACGGCGGGTCTGGCGGATGCACGAGGAGGCCCTGGTGCATCTCGTGCAGCGGCGGATCGCGCCCGAGAGCGTCGCCTACCTCGCGGTGATCCGTCCGCGCCCACGGCGCGCCGCGCAGCAGGTTGCTGCTTAGCCGCAGCGCTTCTCCCCGCCTCGCATCCCTCAATCCGAAAGGAGTCCAGAAGTGACGCTGGATGAGCTTCTCCGCGCCCTCGACCTGCTCAGTGACCCGGCGCAGCTCCCGCCGTTGCTCCGCCAGCTTGCACTACGCGGCCTCGTCTCCGTGCTGTCGGACCTGGTGCCCGCACAGGGCGAAATGGTGTTCCCCGACGAGGCCACGCATCTTGCGCAGCGCGGTGAGGCGCTGATCCGCGCTGCAGAGGAGAGCCGCCGTCGCGGCGAAAATCTGGTCTGCCTCGCTGCCCTGATGACGCGGCAGCGGTGAGGCAGGACATGGGCAAGCCGTCGCGCGACAAGGGCCTGCGCCGCGAGCGGGCGATCGTGGACATCCACCGCCAGTCCGGGCTGCGCGCCGAGCGCGTGCCGCTATCGGGTGCCGTGCGCTACCGGGGCAACGGCGCCGACGTCGACCTGTACGTCCGGGGCGCCGAGCCGCTCAAGGCCGAGGTCAAGGCCCGCGGCGAGGGATCGGGCTTCCGCACGCTGGAGCGCTGGCTCGGCACCAACGATGCGCTGTTCCTGGTCCGGGACCGTGCGGAGCCGCTGGTCGTCCTGCCGTTGCGCATCTGGCTGGAAGTCGCCTGCCGCAGCGCGCGGCACGATGCCGATTGCGACCGGACCCGCTGCGACCGCCGCTGCGCCATCGAGCACGGGCCGCTGCCGCAGGCGGATGCGATCGCGCGGAGAGCTGCATGAGCCCGCGCGAGCGCTGGATCCTCGCCGGCCTCGCCATGCTGCGCGACGCCGCGCTGCTGGCCGCCATCGTCGCCAGCCTGCTGAGCCTGCTCGGTCTCGGGTCATTCCAGTGAGCGGCCCCTCCCATACCACCAGCAACCACGAGGCCCCGATGAACCGTCTGACTTTGACGCAGTTGCGCAGCATGAGTGTCTCGGAGGCGTCGCGCATCCCGGTCGACCAGCTGGCACTGCTGCTGGAGGACGTCGCGGAGCTGAAGGCCGACGCGAAGGCTTTGGGGGACCTGCTGAACGACGCGCTGCATGCCCGGTACGGCGACCAGACCGCCATCCTGCGCCGCGCCGAGGGCAAGGACTCTGGCCGCGTGCGGCTCGCCGACGCTGACTTCGAGGTGGTGGCCGACCTCCCCAAGAAGGTGGATTGGCACCAGGCCCGGCTGCGGGAAGCGGTCGAGACGGTGCGCGGCTGGGGCGAGGACCCTGCCGACTATGTCAGCACCGAGTTGCGCGTGCCGGAGCCCCGCTACGCCGCCTGGCCTCCAAAGATCCGGGCGGTGTTCGAGGCCGCCCGCACCGTCAGCACAGGCCGCGCGGCCTATTCCCTCCAGCCCAAGGACCTGTCGAAGTGACCCACCAGCTCCGCATCCAGGCGATCATCCCGCTCGCCGGCGACGCGATGGCCCGCGCCAAGGATGTCGCGTCCTTCGAGCCGACGCTCGACACCTTCACCGACGCCGTGGCCAAGGCCGGCGGCCAGATCGCCGTTGACGTCATCAAGGCGAAGCCACGCGCGGCGAAGGAGCAGCACTGATGGCGATCTCGCTGGCCTCGCTGCGCCGCGGCGGCGAGAACCGTCCGCCGCGGCTGCTGGTCTATGGCGTCGCCGGTGTCGGCAAGACCAGCCTGGCCGCCGCCGCGCCGAACCCGGTGTTCCTGCAGACGGAGGACGGGCTTGGCCGACTCGAAGCCCCCAGCTTCGGGCTGCTGCGTAGCTATGCCGACGTCCAGGACGCGCTCGATGCCCTGTATGGCGAGGAGCACGACTTCCAGACGGTGGTGCTGGACAGCCTCGACTGGCTGGAGCCGCTGGTCTGGCAGGAGACCGCCACCCGAAACAACTGGGAGCACATCGAGCAGCCCGGCTTCGGCAAGGGGTATCTCGCCGCGCTCGATGTCTGGCGGGGCTTCCTGGACGGGATGAACCTGCTGCGCACCGAGCGCGGCATGGCCGTGATCCTGATCGCGCACAGCGACATCAAGCGCTTCGACAGCCCGGAGACGGAACCGTAAGACCGCTACGTCATCAAGCTGCAGGCCCGGGCCGCGGCGCTGGTGCAGGAGCATGTCGACGCAGTGCTGTTCGCCAACTACCGGGTCAGCACCGTCAAGACCGATGTCGGCTTCAAGAAGCAGGTGGTCCGCGGCGTCTCGGGCGGCGACCGGCTGCTGCACACCGCCGAGCGCCCAGCGTTCCTGGCCAAGAACCGCTTTGGCCTGCCGGAAACCCTGCCGCTCGACTGGCAGGCCCTTGCGGCCGGCATTCCCTTCTACACGCCAGCAGCCGCGCCAGTCGCGGCAGGAGCCAACTGACATGGCCCAGCTCAACCAGCATTTTGATGCCAGCACGGTGGAGCCGGCGGCTCCGCGCGAACTGCTGCCGCCTGGCCGGTATACGGCGCAGATCGTGCAGAGCGAAATGCGGCCCACCAAGGCGGGCGATGGCCAGATGCTCTGGCTGGAGCTGGACGTGCTGGACGGCCCCTACCAAGGCCGGAAACTGTGGGACCAGCTGAACCTTGTCAACCGCAACCAGCAGGCCGTCGAGATTGCCCAGCGCACCCTCTCGGCGATCTGCCATGCGGTCGGCCAGATCCAGGTCAGCGACAGCGAGCAGCTGCATTTCCGGTCCATGGAGATCACGCTCGCCGTCGAGGCGGACAGCCGCGACAAGCACCTGCCGGCGGCTGAGCAGCGCAAGCAGAACAAGGTGAAGGGGTACGGGCCGGTGGCTGCGGCCGCCCAACCCGTGCGCCCCGCACCAGCTGTCGCCACTGCACGGCCCGCCGCTCCTGCACCGGCGCCCGCGCGTCCCGCAGCCGCTGCCTCGGCCACGCCACCCTGGCGGCGCGCCGGCTGACGGGACCGCGATGGCAAGCCTGCCGGAAAAGCCCAGCCCGACCGTCGAGGCGATCTATGCCTCGCACGAGGCGTCGGCGGCGAGCGGCTACCGCACGCATCTCGGCGCCTCGCTGATCGGCGCCGAATGCGAGCGGTCGCTCTGGCTCACCTTCCGCTGGGCAACGCGCGCCAGGCATACAGGCCGCCTGCTGCGGCTGTTCGAGACGGGTCACCTGGCCGAGGCACGCTTCGTCGCGGAACTCCGCCGGATCGGGATCACGGTGCTGGACGTCGACCCCGCGACGGGGCGGCAATGGACGCTGCGGGATGCCAGCGGCCACTTCGGCGGCAGCATGGATGCGGTCGCGATCGGGTTTCCCGAGGCGCCCAAGACCTGGCACCTCTGCGAGTTCAAGACCCACGGCGAGAAGTCGTTCCTGGCCCTGAAGGCCGATGGCCTGGCCAAGGCCAAGCCGCTGCACTGGGCGCAGATGCAGGCGTACATGCAGCTCGCCGGGATCACGCGCGCCTTCTACCTCGCGGTCAACAAGAACACCGACGAGCTTTTTCAGGAGCGGATCGCGCACGATCCCGAGACAGGGCTGCGGCTGCTGGCGAAGGCAGCGCGGATCGTCGCCGCAGCTCGCCCGCCGGCACGGATCAGCGACGATCCTGCCTGGTGGCAGTGCCGGCTTTGCGACCACCACGCCGTCTGTCACCAGGGCGCCGCCGTCGAACGGCACTGCCGATCCTGCCTGCATGCCAGCCCGATCGGGGATGGTGCGTGGCAATGCGCGCGGCACGGCGACGCGATCCCGCGCGAGCACCAGCAGCGCGGCTGTCCGTCGCACCTCTACATCCCGGACCTCGTTCCCGGCGACCAGATCGACGCTGGCGAGGACTGGGTCAGCTACCGCATGCGCGACGGTTCTGAATGGCGCGATGGGGTGGCGGCATGAGCCTCGCGCTCCGACCCTACCAGCGCGCCGCCATCGACGGACTCTACAGCTATTTCGCCCAGCACACCGGCAACCCCCTGGTCGTGCTGCCCACCGGCACGGGCAAGTCAGTCGTGATCGCAGGTTTCATCCGGGAGGCGATCGCCGCCTATGCCGACACGCGCGTCCTAGTCCTCACTCACGTCCGCGAGCTGATCCAGCAGAATTTTCTGGCCCTGCTGCGGGCCTGGCCCGAGGCGCCAGCCGGCATCTACTCGGCTGGCCTGTCGCGGCGCGACATCCGCGCGCAGATCCTGTTCGCCGGTATCCAGTCGATCCACCGCCACGCGCTGAAAGTCCAGCGCTGCGACCTGGTGCTGATCGACGAGGCCCACCTGCTCGGCCGCAGCGACAGCGGCATGTATCGCTCCTTCCTGAAGGAGCTCAACGAGGTCAATGCCGGCCTGCTCAAGGTTGTCGGGTTCACCGCCACCCCGTACCGGCTGGACAACGGGTTGCTGCACGAGGGGTCGGACCGGCTGTTCACCGACATCGCCTACGAGGCCTCGGTGCTGGAGATGGTGCAGCAGGGCTATCTCTGCCCCGTTGTCCCCAAGCGGACCGAGACGCAGCTGGACGTTGCTGGCGTCGGCAGCCGCGGTGGCGAGTTCATCGCCAAGGATCTCGAGGCAGCCGTCGATCGCGACGAGGTGACCCAGGCTGCTGTCGCCGAGGTCGTCAAGCATGGACAGGGTCGCGGCTCCTGGCTGGTGTTCTGCTCCGGCGTCGCCCATGCCCGACACGTCCGCGACGCCATCCGCGAGCATGGCATCTCGGCCGAGACCGTGACCGGTGACACGCCAGCGCCGGAACGAGACAATATTCTGGCAGCGTTCAGGGCCGGGCGGCTCCGCTGCGTCACCAACGCCAACGTGCTCACCACCGGCTTCGACGCGCCGGGGGTGGACCTGATCGCGCTGCTCCGCCCGACCAAGAGCGTCGGCCTCTATGTCCAGATGGTCGGGCGCGGCACCCGCCTCGCCGAGGGCAAGGACGACTGCCTGGTCCTCGACTTCGCCGGCAACACGGCGCGGCACGGGCCGATCGGCACCGTGGATGGCCGCAAGAAGGAGCCGGCTGGTGACGGCGAGGCGCCAATCAAGGTCTGCCCGGAATGCCAGACCATCAACCATGCCGCAGTTCGCCACTGCATTGAATGCGACTACGAGTTTCCACCGCCGGCGGTGAAGGTGGCACCTCAGGCGGCGTCCAACGCGCTGCTCTCGACCCAGCTGCAGGCCGCCTGGTGCGACGTCACCGGCGTCACCTACGCGCGCCACGAGAAGCCCGGCAAGCCCGCCTCGCTGCGCGTCACCTACGAGTGTGGCCTGGCGCGGCATAGCGAGTGGGTCTGCTTCGAGCATACCGGCTTTCCGCGCGACAAGGCGGTCGGCTGGTGGCGGCGCCGCGCCGGCAACCTGCCGCCGCCAACGACCGTGGACGAGGCGCTGCAGCAGCTTGGCCAGCTCCGCCGCCCGATCGCGATCCAGGTCCGGCCGGCCGGCCAGTACACCGAGATCGCTGCCGCGCGGTTCATGTGAGATGCGCCGCCTGTCGTCTCCGCACCACGTGCGGCTTCGGCTGGTTCGATCCGCGCTCGCTGACCAGCCAGCCGCTGGCCGCCTGCTCCGTGCGCTGCATGAACGCGCTCTGCCGGAGGTGGGGCGTGGTTGATCCGGACGAGCACGAAATCGCTGCCATCGCGGCCGCCAGCCCGATGGCCGGCGAATACCTGGAGAGCATCGGCAAGACCGATCTGGCGGTGCTGACCGAGCCGGAGTGGCTGACGCTGCTGGAGGTGATCATCACCGCCTACCAGGACGAGCTCGCGCGGCGGCTGGATCAGGGTCGGCATCCGGCGCCGCGGCTCGCAGCGGCTGGCCGGTCATGACCCAGCCCGCCTTCATGGCCGACTATGGCGAGCGTCTGGTCGACAACGGCTATCCCGTCATCCCCATCATGCCGGGCAGCAAGGTGCCGGGCCAGTTCCGCAGCGGCGAATGGTCGCCCTATCCCGACTGGACCCGGCATTGCGACCGGCCGACGAAATCCTTCGAGGTCGACATCTGGCGACGCTGGCCCGGGTGCGGAATCGGCATCGCCACTGGTGCCGTGGTGGGCATCGACATCGACATCATGGATGGGGCGTTGGCGATCCAGCTTGCGGAGCTCGCCACGTCCCTGCTCGGCGACACGCCCTGCCTGCGTATCGGCCGCGCGCCCAAGCGCCTGCTGGTCTATCGCGCCGACACCCCATTCGCCGGCCGCAAGCGCCATCCCCTCGAGCTGCTGGCGCGCGGCCAGCAGTTCGTCGCCTACGCCATCCACCCCGACACCGGTGATCCCTATGCCTGGCCGGAGGCAACGCTGCTGGACGTGCCGCACGATCGGCTGCCGGCGGTGACCGAGGCCGCCTGCCACGCCTTCCTGGAGGCCGCCAGCGCACTTCTGCGGCCGAGGCCAGGCCGGCATCCCTGCTGGCCGAGAACGACATCAGCGGCCCCTGGCATGGCCCCAGCGACCCGAAGGGCACGCGCGATGCCGTAGCCGCCGCGCTGGCCTGGCTGCCCAACGACGACCTACCTGGCCACGAGTGGGTCACCATCGGCAATGCGATCAAGGCCGCCCTCGGCGAAGACGGCCGCGACCTCTGGCTGGATTGGTCACGCCGGTCCCGGAAATCCGGCCAGTCCGGCCGCCCAGACACGCCCGAGCGTCGCTGGGCCAGCTTCCGCCCGCACAGCGTCGGCGCCGGGAAGATCTACCAGCTTGCGATCAATCGAGGCTGGGTGCCGGAGCCGGGGATCATCCTCAACGGCACCATCGCAGCGCAGATGGCCCAGCCGCATCCCGCTTCCGCACTGCTGGCGAAGGCGGGCACCACGGCGACGCCACCCGCGCCGGAGCCTACGCCATATCGCGTGTCGCCTGAACTGCTCGCGGTGGACGGCGCGCTCGGCCAGTTCGTCGACTACGCCACCTGCACCGCGGGCAGCCCACAGCCCTTCCTCGCCCTGGGCGCAGCGATCTGCCTCGTCGGCACCATCGCCGGGCGACGCTACCGCACGCCGAGCGACCTGCGCAGCAATGTCTACGCCATCGGCATCGCCGACAGCGGGGGCGGCAAGGACCATGCGCGGCGCTGTGCCAAGCGCGCTGTGCACGCAGCCGGCCTGGATCGCTATCTCGGCGGCGAGGACCTCGCGTCGTCGGCCGGCGTGCTCACCTCGTTGCATCTCCATCCCGCGCGGCTCTTCCTCCTGGACGAGTTCGGCCAGTTTCTGAAGCTGGTGCTGGCGCCGCGCGCGCCCTTCCACAAGGCAGCGATCTGGTCGGAGTTGACCAAGCTCTATACCTCCGCGGCGGAGCCCTACATCGGTGCCGAGTATGCCGACCAGAAGGCGCGGCCGCGCGTCACCATCGAGCAGCCCTGCGCCTGCGTCTGGGGCGTCACCGTCCCGGGCCCGTTCTGGCAAGCCTTGGAAGGCGGTGCGCTCGCCGACGGCTCGATGGCCCGCTTCCTCGTCTTCCTCACCGACCAGGATTATCCGGACCGGAACGACCGCCCGGCGCCCATGGATCCGCCTGCGGGCCTCATCGCCGCGCTGAAGGCGATTGCCGCCGGCGCCGCAGGGCATGACCACGGCGGCAACCTCGCCGCGATCATGGAGGCGAACGCGGCCATCCACCCCTACACAGTGCCGCTGTCGCCGACGGCAGACGTCGCCATGGCGGAGGTGCGGCAGCAGGCCACCGAGCGGCTGCGCGCGCATCGCGGCAGCTACGCCACCGCGCTGTTCGGGCGCTACGCCGAGAACACCGCGAAGCTCGCCATGCTCGCCGCCATCAGCCGCGATCCAGCCCGGCCGGTCACCGAGGCACACGACGTGACCTGGGCAAGCCAGCTGGTGGAGCACTGCATCGGCACCATGCTGCTCGAGGCGGAACGGCGCGTCGCCGACACGCCGGCCGAGAGCCGCGTGAAGAAAGTGCTCGAGGTCATCCGCGCCGCTGGCCGCATCAGCCGCAGCGACTTCGCGCGCAGAACGCAGTCACTGACGAAGCGCGAGCGCGACGAGGCCGTCGCGCTGCTGCTGGAGAGCAAGCAGATCGCGCTGGTCGAGGTCGCGAACACGAAGGGCCCCGCGACGGGGTGGCTGACCGCGATGCCCGACCTTGAAGAGAAGACCGATGACGCCGCCTGACCCGTCCCAAGCCCTTGAAATATCGAGTTGCTCAACTTTTCAACTCTTCACGCAGGCGCGGAGAGGAAAGGATCGAGGCACGCGTGCGGACGCGCGGGGAGAAGCCTTGGTGAAAAGTATTGAAGAGTTGAATTGGTATATTTCTCAATCTCTTACGTCCTCTCCTACCCCCCTCCGATTCACTACTCTTCAAGCGGGTCATCTGGAGGGGCATCCATGACCCTGCCGGGCTCCCCAAGCCTGCCACGCTCCTGCCTTCACCAGCAGACGCGCAGCGCCACGACGAGCTCCGAGATGGACGTTCTGCGCCGTCGCGCCTGGCACGAGCAGGGCGTCGCCTCGCTCGCTATCCAGGACATCACCGATCCATGGCTGCGGCAGGCCGTCATCAACGAAGCGACGCGGCGCTGGGGGCCGCGCAACGGAGAGCACCATGGCCGGTAAGCAGAAGCGCAAGCGCAAGGGGTCGCCCATCGAGCAGCGCGAGGACCTCGCCAGGCCCTCGAAGTGGCGGCTGCAGCATGGCGGATTTGCGGAGCCGGTCCGGGACGCGGACCCTGACACTGGAACACCCGTTGCCCACCGGCGCGCCATCGACACGCTCGGTGCAATGCTCGCCAAGGGCAGCATCACGGTGCCCATGCACGACGCGGGCGTGATCTTTCGCACGCAGTTCCGCGCCGCGGCTCTAACAGGCTGCGGAAATTCGCTCTGACATTGTTGGTTTTCCTCGGTTTCGTTTGAGGAAGGCTCGGCAAGTTGCTTTGTTCGGGCAGGGTTGCGTTGGCTTTGCGGCGGCCTTCTCGAACGCCGGACGCAGCACGGGCGTCATCATGCCGCGGCTCCCAGCAGTTTCGGCAATCGCACCAGATTGTAGGCCGCGACGCGCAGCGTGAATGCCCAGCCGACACGCGCCAGGCCGCGCAGCCGCATCCGGCGCAGCCCCGCCACCTCCTTGCCCCAGCCGAACACCTCCTCGATCCGCTTGCGGAGCACCTGGCTGAACGCATAGCCCGCGTGCCGCGTGGTTCGCCCGTCAATCGCCGAACTCCGGCCGTTCGTGTGCCGCGCCACATGCGGCGTGACGCCCATCGCACGCATCGCCGCCACAAACCCCCGCGTGTCGTAGTTCTTGTCGGCACCCAGCGTCGTCCGCCCTGGCTTGGCCAGCGGCACCATCATCGCCTGCCCGGCGTCACGCTCGGCCGTGCCGGTCGCCAGCGTGGTCGCTTCGCCCACCACCAAGCCATGGCGGTTTTCCATCACCACATGCCCGCCATAGCAGAGCCGCGCCGCCTGGCCGTTCGACTTGCGCGCCAGACGGGCATCGGGGTCGGTGGTCGAGGCGTGCGTCGCGTTGCTCCGCTTCTCGCCATGGAAATCACGCGCGCCGTTGCGTCCCGGCGCCGGCGGCTCGCCACTGCCATCCTTCGGCCGGAAGCTCTTCATCGAGGCCCAGGCGTCCAGCAGCGTGCCATCCACCGAAAAATGCTCCGACGACAGCAGCGGCGCAATCTCGGGCGCCGCCAGAACCGCCTGGAAAAACTTCCGCGCGATGTCGCCCCGCACCAGCCGCTCGCGGTTCTTGGTGAACACCGTCACGTCCCAGACCGCCGCGTCCATCGACATCCCGACGAACCAGCGGAACAGCATGTTGTAGGTGATCTGCTCCATCAGCTGGCGCTCCGACCGCACCGAGTAGAACGCTTGCAGCAGCAGCGCGCGCAGCAGCTTCTCGGGCGCGATCGAGTCTCGCCCGCCCGGCGCGTAGAGCAGGCCGAAGTCGCTCGACAGACGCTCCAGCGCCGTGTTCACGATCGGCCGGATCAGTCGCAACGGATGGCCCACAGGCACCATGGCCTCCGGGCTCAGATAACTGAACATCGCCGCCGTCTGACAGTCCGCACCGCGCATAAACTCAACCTCCGCCCTGCCCAATCAGCGAATCACGCCACAGCCGATTCGAGAAGACGAATTTCCGCAGCCTGTTAG